GACATTTGCAAAATATTGCAGTTTACGTTTCTGTTTACGAGCAATCTCTTTATCACTCTCTACACCAGAGTTCCACAGTTGCGAGTTGTACTCACTCACTGGGTCTTTCTGATTGAGTGTGGTCAAAGAGTTCTCAATAAACCATTGTCCAGTTGGGCCTTGGAATGCGTGATTCCAAACTCGTACCCAAGGAAGTTCCTCACCCTCTGGTGCTGGTAGGAATCGAAGTACTGCGTACCCATTGCCTGCCTTGTCCACCTGTGGTTTCCACAGACGTTCATCCACATAGGATTTCTTTTCTGTAGCTGGGGATTCGTCCTTTTGGACTTGTTGTAGTAGTTTATCCAGACTGTTCTGGTTTCTTAGTGCTGAAATTGACATATTGTTTTCTCCGTATATTGTCGTATGTTTAAGTATTTCACATCATTCATTATGTAACAGTATTTATAATACCGTAAAAGGGGGCATTTGTCAATAGATAAATCAAACTTTATCTTTATTTCTTAATGCATCCCATTCTTGTGGTGTTGCGTCCCAAAGAGATTTACGACTATAATCATGTGTATCTTCACCGTATCGTCCACGCTCTCTGTTACCATCACCATTTAGTTCCGTAATGTCCTGTTGCATTGCTTTATAGTCTCGCAATTCATCTTCTTCATTAGGAACTATCTCAACATTCCCATCAAACGAATATCCATTCGCAAGCAGGAAATGTTGAAATGCGTCACACATCTCATCCAAATCAGAACCGTCTTCAACATTGAATTCAATTCTGTTAGTGTGGTGTGATGTTGTTAAACCATGCACATCTTTTTGTACAGGCTCTTCATGTATAAATTTATACACTATAGTTTCTCCATTAGTGGAAAGATTTTAGCAATCTCTATTGCACATTTCTGTGCAACTTCCATGTGTTCTTTTTGAGTTCCATTCGCACTACGAAGTTCAATATAATGAACCCAAGAACGTAAAGAACCTTGCATATATAGTCGAGTCTTGGTCAGTCCTTCTGGGAGAACTGCACGAGCCTGTTCCTTTGCAATACCATTATCAATCGCCCACTGATATACTTCTTTAGCACGATTGATAAGTCCATGTTGTCTGCGTCCCCACTCAGTAATCAAATCTTGCATCTTCGCATTTTCTTGAATGGATGGGTCACGTTCAATCTCAATAGAGTTTTGCCTGTTTTTAGGGTCTTGTAAACGGCACTCTCGTGTCGTAAATTCATTGCCCATTGCAGAAGGTTCTGCATATCGTTGACTAAACTCTTGGAATGCAAAACTACGATGTCTTACAATCTGGTGAGCAATGTCACGAGTAGTATCAATCTCTAGTGTTGCACTTGCCATTTCTAATGGACTCCAATGTTTATGCTTCACTAGGTATTTGATAAGTTTTTCAGATGTCTCTGTGTTCATCTGGTTTGCTGGATTAGATACACGAGCACAATATGCAATCAAGTCTTGCACATCATCTATGCCGATAATCTTTTCTTCATCCTTCGGTGGTTGACTATAACTAATCAGTCTTGCTGATGTTATCATCTGTGGTACTTCCTTAATCTCTGTCACCATTATCTTCCTTTTTTGTCAAACTGTAACCGCCATCGGGCAGTTCTTCCCATAACAGAGTATCGCCTGTGTCCCAACCAACTGAGTCAATTGACCCTGGCGGAAACTCAAAAAACATCTCTTTTGTTTTACCATCTTGCTGGACTTCAACCAACCATGTATTCTGTGACAATTGTTTATATTTCATAACAACTCCTTCAAAATAAGCAGTTTGATATCATGCTTAGGATATTCGGTTAACCCGCCTTGCGATATCGAGGGCGATAACCATTACTCGGCTTATTAGCGAGTTCCGAAAGTCTCTTGGAGAGAATAACATCACGCTTTTGCAGTTCTGCTAAATCTCCCTCTAAAGACTTAATTCGTGTTTTAGCTTGTTCAAGCTTTGCACGATAGAAATCTCGTTCTCTAATAAGTTCATTCGATTCGTTTGTTCGAACTGGTGATGCAACTTGCACTTCCATTAGAATGTCTCCTTTACCAGATTGAGTAGTTTCGATTTACACTTCTCTCTATCATAAGAGAGAAATGCGGCGTATTTGACGATTAATCGTCTAGTGTCAGGCCATACTAAGTCATCTTTCATTCCTTCATCAAACCGTTTTACATAGTTAAGTAATCCTTGAAGAATTACCGCCGTTTCGATACTCACTCTCTTTGCGAGTATGTTCTTTAATAATACAGGATGTTTACCGTTTTGTAAAGAGAAAATTGAATTAAAATCATCAACTTGATCAAATAAAAAACTCATGTCCTGTAAAAAGTTATATGTCAGTGATTGTTTGTTCTTAGACCATTCTAAGTAATTTTCTTCACTGAAATCCCCTAACCATCCTTTTGGAGACTTAACAAAGTTTGCTATATAGTATTCTTGTGTCTTATCTCCATACTTTCTTGCTACCCTTGCAAAGAAATATCTGTCTCTACGTTTTAAGAACGAAGCCTTTGAGGCAGAAGTCTTTCCACCATATCTAGTGAAATCATAATCACTTGTAAAATGTAGTTTCAGACCAAGATATAGTTGGTAGGATTCCCACGCTTCCATTGGACTAGTCCTTAAACTGGTAGGGTTGCTACTCTGGGCAAGAAGTTTAATTTCCTTGCATCCGCTTCTATTTTTTCTTTGAGTGGTTTTGAGATTAGAGGCCCAATCGTGTCAGGCTCCATCTGGTGTTTTTCGCAATAGTCTAATATTGCATCCATGTATGTTACATCGTTTCCTTGACTTACAATCTTCTCTATTTGAAGAGCGAACTTCTTTGGTGTCATCACAACTAGTTCTTCTAGATTCATAACAAACTCCTGTTAACAGGTTAATAAAGTGGTGAGAGGCATTGATAGCCCCTCACCGATAAATGTAGCAGAGCCAGTATATAAATGCTGGATGCAAGTAGGCATTAGTCTCTCTTAGTTATAAACTTGTAGAGTTCTTCTGCCTTTTCCATGACGGCGGCGGGTTTATACATCTCTGGTGTATATCTTTCATACACCTCTTGTATATCCTTACCGTTGTCTTTATATTGTTCAATCATTGACCAGAACTTGTTGTTCGCAACTTCGTGTTGCTGATCCATCATTTCCTTCGCCATTTTAAGAACATCGAACCGTAGTTCAAAAGGGTTTTTATTACTCATAACTTTTCTCCTTATGTGTTGTGTTGTGTGATTGTGAGGGTAACAGTTCCCCCACACGGATGTATTAAGGCATCACCCTTCAAAAAAAACTGGAGCGGGTGGACAGAATCGAACTGCCGTCATAAGGTTGGAAACCTCAAGTAATGCCATTATACGACACCCGCTTAATTCCACTTTTCTGTTGCTAAGTAAGTGGACAACTCCCTGCGTTTACGCCGCTAAGGCGAAATCAGATGTGGCAAAGTTATCGTTTGCGTTTAGTTTTTTTGACTGAATATCGTAAGTCACCACGGTAATCTACTCGCCTCTCATCTTGTCAGTCGATTCCTAATTCGCCCCCATCAAAAATACATTGTCTTAAACCCTCGTGAGGTCTGTGTCTCTGCAAAGACACCTTATTGCAGTAAGGTGCAATGTACTTTTGGTGGAGGCGGAGGGATTCGCACCCTCGTCCTGTCCAAGTGTTGATTTGTATCAACGACTACATATATATTTATATCACAAAGACGTTCCAATGTCAACAAGTTTTTCAAAACCTTTTCCAGTAGCTACTATGCAACCTATTCCTGTTTCAGTAGGAAATTCAATTAGAGTCCAACTTTGAGTTGACATATTCATTGCAATAACTACCTTAGATTTAACATACTGTCCACTTGGAACTTTCATAAAACCATCCATAATTATGGATGGCAACTCACCAAACTGTTTGGTGATATCAATCACTTCTTCCAGAGTTCCACACTGGACAGGTTTTGCCGACCAGTATGGTTCTGCTAGTACATCAAGCGGTAGCAGTAACGCTCCCACTACTAGAGATATCTGAAGTGTCCGTTTCATTTTCCTTTTCCCATTCTTCTGTAAAGAGGTCGATTGTATCAACCAAGTCTTGAAGATAGTCTTTCTTATCCTTCACAAATTCTTGAACCAAACCATCTTCGGTTACGACAAGGATAACAATCTGATTGATTTCAATCCCTGTTCTTTCTTCAAACATTTCTGCATAAGCAGATGCTTGCATATAATATTCAAAATTATAATCGTCCTTTCGTTCAGAACGTGAAGTCTTAAAGTCAATGATAGAAGGAACACCGTTCCATTCTCCAATACAGTCCACTCGGCCTGCGACACGATACTTCTCACTCCACAGTCCACACTCTTGTGCATAGATGTTATCTATACTTTTTTCAAGAGTAGGTTTTAGTTGTGAGAACAAACACCAAGGTAAGAATTTTTGTTCATCCTTGATAACTTCTTTATTGTTTAGAAAGTCCTCACACATATGGTGAACAGCAGTTCCACGACTAGCAGCAGTACGCATGATATGATTAGCAACATCATTACCTACACGATTGCGCCAAGCTTGTAGTCCAGCTTTCTTTTCTTTTCGAACACCCAACACTGTTGTGATAGATGGATAGAAACCAGTGGGCGTATCATAGAAACGCTTCCGATTAATATTTTTAGTAGACACCTCTGGGATATCAATTGGTTTATGATTGAACATATTTCACCTCAAGTTTTTTACAATGATATAATTATAACAAAAACAATACATTATGTCAAGAAGTTTCTTCATCTTTTACTATGAAATTTATTTTCACAACATTACCATTTGTTTTACTAATGTAATACTCTAACTCATTTTTGGTTAGAATTATTCTTAAATCTTTTAGAGACACTTCTTTCATTATCCACACTTTCTGCGAGGTTGTTTAGTGCATCCACTACCAGCGGATTAGGTTTGGGACTGAATATAGTATCCCAATTCTCTTGCATTTGTTCGTCAGCGATTTGCTGAATTCTTCTTCTACTTCCCTTGCCCACGATATTTTTTATAACTCCGTCTTTTACTTTTATTCATCGTAGAGGTAATCGGGTTTCTACCCATTGATGTACCTTTAGATGTACCCTCATGTCGGCTACCGCCGATAGCACTTCTTGCCATTATTCAACTCCTAATCTAATCTTGTTGATCAGATATTCTTTAACAAAACCACTGCGAACAATATCGCCAATGGTAAATTCAATGTTCTCAAATGCCTCCATAGACTCTAAGATTTTCATAAACTGTGCCAGTCCACTCTTATCAGAAGACTTAATTAAGTCAGTCTGAAAGAAGTCTCCACAGAACATAATCTTGGAGTCCTGTCCTACACGAGTTACGATTGTATCTAGTTCATGGAAGTTCAAGTTCTGACATTCATCCACAATGATGATTGCATTGTCCAGCGTAATACCTCTCAAGAAAGATGTAGTCAAAAAGAATAGACTTCCTTGTGACTTCAATCTCTCATAGAGATTATCAAACGCTTGTTCGTTTGGTTGTTCGAACATAAACTTAACCATATTCTGATAAGGCACTTGGAACAGTGCTGTCTTATCTTCCTCATCGCCGGGCAGAAATCCAATCTCACGAGTTGGCACTGCACTACGGACAATGTATACAGTATCGTATGGTGTATCATTCTTCAACACTTCTTGCATTGCAAGATATAGTGATACGAATGTCTTACCTGTACCAGCAGCACCATACATAAAAAGGTTCTTTCCAGCTTGATATGCTTCAAATGCCTTTGTTTGATTGTCAGTAATCGGTTTAACTTTTACTAGACTGTCTAGTCTAATTTCTTTTGCTTTACCCATTATTTCTTCCCTTGTCGTTTACGATGTTTATCCACCACCGCTTGCGTCTTAATATCTTTAGCTGATTTCTTGGCATACCTTTGCCCAAGGTTACTGTTAGGATGTGACTCCCCTACCTTTTGCAAAACTTCCTTAAAACCATCATCCACTTTTATGTCACTCATCCCTGTACCACCAATAATCATCGGGGCAGAAGTGATGACACTTTCCTTACTTGGATTTGCTTTTAGATATTCTTGGAGAGAGGAGTATGTCATAAAGACTTCTTCCATCTCACCAGTATCATTATCTCTCACACTATACGTTGGCATTATTTTTCAATTCTTCAATTTCATTTTTTAGTTGTTGGTTTTCTTCAACCAACTCCTTTATTCTATTTATACAAGAATAATAACTGGAATTTAATTCTCTTATCTGATCTTCAAACAGCTGTGTTTCAGTTATAGTTTTTGAATTCACCGCCTCAAAAGAAGGATATCCCTTTTCAAAAACTGGTTCAAAAAAATGTTCTTCTGTTTCAAATTCTACATTCATTTTCTCATCCTCTTCCTTGCTTCTACGAAGCATATAATCATAATACCCCTCACGCTGCATTTTGAAACTCATACCAATCTGGTGAACCTCTTTTTGTCCACTTTGCAAGGTGTTGTTTGTACTTGACGTAATAGTCTTTGTACGCACGAATAGAATCCCTGTTCTTCACATCATCAGGCATCGCTGGGGTTGGTTGTGTAAACGTACCTTGTTTCATGGACTTAGGTGGTTCACGAAGCAAGTCTTTTAGTTTGTTGTAGGTTTCATGGTATTCACCATTCTTGAAACCACGCCAGATAAACTCTTCATTCAGTTCGCACCACATATTATACAACCACTCATAGTTAGCACGAGACTCACGAGTCCAGATACCACTAGGGTGATTGATATGAGATGCCTTGTATAGAGTTGTTTCCATAACATCTTCTGGGTGTAACCAGCGCTTGATTTTACTTCCGTTCTTTGTCCTACCGTAATACATCTCACCATCCATAGTACGATGTGCAGTGGACATGAGTTGGGCGTATTCGATAATCATTTTACTGCAATGACTGTTGTTGTGCATCTGGGCACAAATCTTAGGGTCTGGATGCATGTAGAATATATTCATTATTTCTCCCATCTGTAGAAGATGTGATCTTCTATCTCAATCGTTTTTGTTTTGGTTTTTGCCCAAGCAGGCATTACATAGTCAGCATGATAGTGCGTTGCACCTTCTGTGATGTCTATACTATGTATTGTACCATTAACCATTAACTCTGTCAAGGTATAAATGTTCTGATATACAGAATCATTATGAATCTCATCAGACTTACCATCACAATACCAACTGAACTGACACTTATGTCTTACTGGTATCATCTCACCCGAACCTGTCCAACTAGGTTTATGAGGCCCTTGTTTGACAACATCACAAATACTGTTTGGAAATCTTGAGTCTGCTACACGATTCAATGTCACGAAGATAACAGCAATCTGTCCTGCTGCACCTTGTCCTCGTGCTTCATGGTATACGTTCTCAGCGAGACACCCTGTTTCCATTTGCATATAGGTATCCAACTCACCTTGAGTTAAATCCTCTGGAGCAATTGGATGTCCATGAAAGGTCAACATAGACGCAAGTATTATTTCTTTAATCATAAATTATCCTCACCACCAGCCATGTTCAATTTGACTGATTTGTTCCCTTGCAGCATCTACTGCCATTCCATTACCAAACTCTTCTTTCACTGCTTTGATAATATCATCAGTAGTACTAACTTCACTCGTTAAATCGCCTGAGTCTGTATAGAAATCAAAAACAAATTCCTGTACATCCATCAAGTATGCATTCACTCTTCCCATTATACAATCTCCTCAAAACCCATTGCGGCAACTTTATACTTAGTAGTTCCCATTAACATCTGATCTCCCATAGAGGTAGAACGCATTCCAAACGTCTTACCCTCGTACACTGGAAGGTCGGCCATTACAGTGACATTCTCATTATAGTCACCATTCTGCATTGTTACACCATTGTCAGACTCTAGTGTAAATTCTTTGATACTCCACGAACCTTGAACATTGTTAGTCCAACGATAAGCATACTCTAAAGCTTGTGTACCAGTTAGGTCACCAACTTCTACCAAAGCAACTGTTCGTGGGGTTTCTTCAAAAGCGGTATGTATTACTGCAACTTGTGTCATAATTTAGTACTCCATTTCATTCTCAACATAGCTATAATATCAAACTGTCAATAGATTGTCAATAGGTTTTACAAAATATTTGCATCCCAAACAATCTGAGCAAGTTTTCCTTCCAATCGGTATGCCTCTTTTTCCCAAGGCAAGTCCCAATAACCAACTGAATCCGATACAGTGGTTTTCTTCCAACGTCTGTCTATAGCGTCACCAGACATTTCATTACGAGCATACTGCTTAGCGTGTACCATCTCATGGCACAGGGCAGTCACAAAATCTTTCAAAGGCAAGTCTTTACTAATCTCAATATCAAACTGTCGATTGGTATCTTCCATCATACAGTAACCTATTGCATCATCATTGAACTTACGAATGCGAACTGTAATCTCTAAAGTCTTCATTCGGGGCATCAATTCAGTAATCATCTGACATACTGTTTTGAAAGCAACTTCTTTCTGAAACTTTGTACCGCCTCTGACATCAACTAAATTCATATTCACCTCTATTTCTCTATCTTATGTAGCCATTATACCTGTTATGATAACAAATGTCAAGCACTTTCGCCAAAAAAAATCCCTGTAAAAACAGGGACTTAGAAATTATTTTCAATTATTTTTAATAATCATGCAGAAATATCTACAAGTTTACCCAATTCTCTGGGCGATTCGTGACGTTCTACAGCTTCTCCCCTAGCATTGTATGTGGTATAGGTCATCTCTGATACTGTGACAGCACCATCTCCAACCTTAGAATATTTGACTATTGCAGTAGTTGTGGTGTCTCCTGTACTATAAGTTCTTGTATAGTTACTGACTATTTGTACAGGTAATATTGGTGTAATTTCTGACATAGATTTCTCCTTACGGCGGCGGAGTTCTTCTCTGTGGTTGTAAGAGAGAGAAAGGACGAGAAGAACTCCGCCGAGACACGCTGGTTAAACTAGGAGCACTCCTAGTGTTGCAGGCCCAGCAATCCCATCTGCAACTAACCCATTGGCACTTTGCCATTCTTTTAACGCACGTTCAGTGCCAGGGCCAAAGTCACCGTCTGCTGTGATACCTAATGCTTCTTGCATCATCACAACACCAACTGACTTCATACCCCTTCGTAATACTCCGATATCTTCTGGTGAAGGTTCTTCCACAAACTCATCATCTGATTCGTGTTCTGAAGCATCACTACCCAACATGTGTAGTGCTTCTTTCCAGTGATGGATACGGTCTTCTAAACCAATGTAACCACCATTGATACGTTTCGTCATTGTTTTGATATCACCACTATCTGCATAACGGTTCAATCCATTTTTGTTCCAGTACCAAATGGCGGACATGAGAGCTACCTCTTTATCTTCTGAAACCATGTCTGGATTGTCAACAACGTCAACATCCATGTCGGAGGCAAATGCACTATAGTTTGCTTTACCTGTCAACTGGATTGGGCCTCTGCCACGATACTTCCATCCATCACCAGATTCAGTATCCCCATTCGACATACGGTTAGCATAGACTACGTTAGCAATCTTTTCTGGTTGTCTGTGATATGGTTCTGAATCTCTGGCGGCACGTTTGAAGTACTTGCCGAAGATTGCATCCAGCGCCTTGGCACTGTAGTTAAGGTTTTCAGAGAACACTCTCCAACCACCACTCTCATGTCCACACTGAGCTATGAAAGATGCAATACGTTCTGGTGTATTGATTTCATATTTCGGGAAGACTTCGTTCATTGCATCTACCCATCCATCTGGGTCTTTGCAATTAGGAAATAGTTCTTTGAACTGACTTGCTGTCAACATTGTTATTGACTCCTTTGATATTTGTCATTCCATCCAAAAGCTTCTTTCACTACATTGTCTGAAAGTCCTTTGAATACCTTATGTAAGGATTTGTCTTTTGCGGCGATGACTAGTTCTGCCTCTGAAATATGCAAACCTTCAAGCATCTGAATGAACATATTTTCTTTCTTAAACGTAGGAAGAGCGTTGTTACCACCTTTGATAAAGTGATAAAGTTTTCTAGACTCTCTACGCAAGACAGTATGTTCAGTACCTTCTTCTGCTTCGTTTGCTTTGTATGGCACTTCCCCTGTAGGGATTTCCCATTCGATTGCTGGGTCAAAAGAAGACTTGATAACCATTCTCAAGGCATCACAATCGTGTTCCTTTAGAATTTCAATCTTCTTGCCCTTCGTCTTTGCATTGTGTACTTTCTTTAATACCTCAGAAAGTAGAGGTGTGTATGTTGATTTACTCATAATCAAAAGTCTCCGATATCATTCATAAGATTTCTCAATCTCTTATTTATAAAGTAATTTAGTAGTTTACTCCTGTCACCTTCTGGCGGTTTTCTATATTCTTCTAGAATCTTCTCAGTCAGGTCTTGTGGAATACACTCCAAATCAATTAGCGTTTTGTTTCGTTGATAGTTACGCATCATCTCTTCATTGAAAACATCTTCTGGTTCATTCTCAATCCAACCAGCAATCTTTTTCTTAGACATAGGTTTCTGTCGTAACTCATCTACGAATGTATTGTCGGGCGATAAGAAGTTTGGAATACCATCACTCCTATCACCCTTTAACACATGTTCCTTAATATATATAGTCGGGTCAACTCCATTGACAAACTTCTTGAGTACAGGACTGTACTGCTGAACAAAGTTGTGTTTTTGTAGCTGGATGAAGTCTTTATCACCAGACAATATTAAGATGTGTTCAAACTCGTTTGGAGTTTTTGAAATGTGTTTACAAACTACAGCGATACAATCATCTGCTTCTGCACCTTCCACTTCAAGAACTTTGTAGGGGAAAGTCTCACGAATCTCATCACGAATACGATTAAGTGTTTCAAAGATTGTGTTCCAATCTAAATCAGACTTAGCCCTATCCTTCTTTCGGTTCGATTTGTAGTTGGGGAAGTATTCTCTTCTCCAATACTTTTTGCTATCATAACAAAGTACAAGTTCACCAAATGCTTCCGAAAACTTTGAACGGTACATCCGTAAAGAATTCAAAACCATATGTCTCACCAAGTCTTCATCGACTTGCTTGTTCTTTGTAGAGTTTATTTGTACCATCAAATTACTGATGGTTACTTGGTTCATATCTACTAGAATCATAATTTTCTCACTTATTTTATCATACTATTATATAGGATACATAACCAAATGTCAATAGATTTTTGGTCGGAGTATAAGGATTTGAACCTTAGACCTCTGCGTCCCAAACGCAGCGCACTACCAGACTGTGCTATACTCCGTTAATATAAAGAGTCTTGGAAATTATACCAAGTTATATCTTCAGGCCCTCGCTGAACGCAAATCGCCTGTTGGTTTACAGGAAAGTATCCTTGTCCACCCCCAGCACTTTCAGACAGCATTTCTCTTTCTGAGAAACATTCTACCATAGAAAAATAGTTTCCCATCATTACTGCCTTTGGAGTACCAGCATCAAACAATATCCATATCAAAGTCCACATTTCAATTCCTAACAATTCTGGTGCCTGTTGAGAGGATCGAACTCCCGACCTACTGATTACAAATCAGTTGCTCTACCAGCTGAGCTAAACAGGCGTTAACTTACTCTGGTTGAACACCGTTCTCTTTAAGGTATTCTATAATCGCTAGACGATCTTTTTCTTTCTTTACCTTAACTCGCATCTTAGTACCTTTCACCAATTTCTTAGAATCAGTTAACCACAAGTCCATAAGAGACTCATCCCATCCTTCTGGGAATGATGTTCCCCACTCTGAGAATTTCTTACTATATTTGAAACCCTCTGACTTTGCAATACCACGGTTCATAATATTCCATAGGTTAGGCCCATTCTTATTCTTACCGCCTTCATCAATGGAATGACAACTCGCACATTTCTTAAATGCACGTTCACCATCTGCACTAGCAAAGTTAGCAAACAGTGCTGCAACTCCTGCCAGAATTAAACTATTCTTCATCATCTTTTTCTCCAAATCCTTCTGATACGTCTTTAATCATATCAAGGTTAATATCTAATGTACTGCTTCCATCCTCTTCTTCAATGTATGCAGTGAACATCTTAGTGAAGTCCTGTAGTGGGTGATTAAGTTCACCATCTCTATATATCATGCTTTTCACCAACTCAATTAAGAATGATGTATCTCTGAGAAAGTCTGGTTGATCTACATCTATTCCATTCTCAGCCATATTGTGTATCATGTTTACAACAAGTCCTTCAGTCAAATTCTCAGCGAAAAGCATATGTTCACGAACTTGAGCGCCAGTATTGTCTACCACAATCCTTTTCTTAAAAGGAAATTGAACTATGTTATTACTCATTTTCCATTTCCTTTGTCCATTCCATTCGAATGTCTGGATACCATGTTCCAACACTTCTCTTTGGTGTTCCGTCTGGATGGTATGCCATCACAAGACAGATTGACTTGCAACGATGTTCTTGATACTCGCCCCAAAACATATCATGGTATTCTCCAGTTCTTAGATAAGTTTCTAAGTTTCTGATATATCCACGATGGGATTCGTATCGTGCAATTGCACCCTTAACTTTAGCTCGTATATTCGCACGTTCAGCAGACATCAAACTCTTTTGAGTTTTAATCCACTCTTTAACTTTCTTATGTGACCAAGCATCATCGTCACCTTTTTCTAAAACTGAAGGATGAATACTTTTATATTGTGGTGGATTTTCTGCAAGACGTTTCTCTCTAGCTTTTGCAAGACGTTCCCCCGCTGCCTTTTTCTGTTCGGCAGTCATTGGTTTACGCTTCTTGCGTGGTTTTGGTAGAGTCGAATCGTTTTCTATAGTCTTCGCACGCCGTGCCATTTCTAAATCCTTACTTAATAACCAAGTTCATTTTTACGTTTTTCCATATTCCTTTTGTACCTTCTCGTAGCAGCCATCTTTGCCTTCCTACGCTTAGTACCTCTGGACTCATAAAATGATCTTTCCCTAATCTCTTGGAAGAACCCATCATTCAATAGTTTCTTCTTTAGAACCCTTAATGCTTTATTCACATCATTATCACGAACAATAACAGTCAAACCTTGTGGTTGCTGTTCTTGTTTAAAGTTTTTTCTTTTGTTGTGTTTATTATACCTCATCTATTCCTCAAAAAATAATTGGCCTGCCCGATAGGACTCGAACCTATAACCTACAGCTTAGAAGGCTGTTGCTCTATCCAGTTGAGCTACGGGCAGAAATTTAACCATTAGTAACGGTTAAATGTAACTTGATGCCTGCGTCCCTCATGGTAGAAAGTCACGATACTATGAGAGTAAATCTCATTAGTTTCTGTAGTATATGTAGTCTGTCGATTACATCGTTGTTCTTGACGATAACCAACAATCTGTTGTTTGCCTCGTTTCTTATCAGCAGAAATAATTCCACCCAAGACTGCACCAGCAGCTGCACCGTCATCTTTACCAGTGACACCTTTACCAAGTAGTCCACCAATAATCATTCCACCTAGTACGTCAGCACCAGATGCACCACCACCCACAGTTCCATAGATAGGAACATCTACAGTATTGCAGATATTTTGTGTATGGGGAATTTGTTTTGTTACTGTTTTATAAACATCCTTAACACTAGCATCTCTAGTGTCAGCAAAAGCTGGTGCTGCTAAAAGAGTTGTTACCAAAACAGTTCCGATAATTGAATTTTTCATAGTTTATTCCTTCACGTTCATTACGAGTTCACCAGTACCAAATAGTTCATACCCTGTACCTTCTGGACACAAAGTAATCTTTACATAGGTTTCTAGTACCTCACACATTTCCTTGGCAGCAACAACTGCCTCTTCTAAAGTTTTATACATTTCTTTCTCACTAACCTAACCATAGTATCATAGTCATATTGACTTGTCAAGAGGTATTAGGTCTTTTTCTTTTGTTTTTTCGTTATAGACAACTTTTATAAAGTTTCCCTTTTCGAGCGTATCAAGCGTTAACTCAATCGCATCCTCAACAGCAACCTTTTTGCCCATGTGTACACCAACATAGTAAAACACGGCAAGAAGTCCAGTTGCCAAAATTGAATGTTCTAATGCTTCCATTTACCTCTCCAAAATTACGAAGTGTCCAAAGTATTTATCAAACACAGAAATCAAGTTTTCGTAGTCGCTAGACTTCATCTCTGTAATGATGGCGTCTACGTCTTCACCTAACTCTTCTGCAAACCTCGTTGCAGCACCCAAAAGGAAAAATGCATTTCCTTGCGGGCCTGTGAGGTCGATTACAATCTCATCAGATGGTTGCTTGTTGCGAATCATTTGCAAACTCCTTTTCAAATGCAGAGATAATTTCTTTCTTCTCTGCAATCAAATTTTCGATTGACTGAAGCGCCATTCGCTTCTCATCAGACGCACCCTCATCCATAGCAATCAATAAAGACTCTAGGATATTGATATCACGAATCACATCTACCATTATACAAACTCCTTGTAGGTTACAATGTTCATTATTTTTTTGACAATTTCTTTACCATAGTCTGTGAATAGGATACCGTATCCATAAACAAAAGACTCAACGTCTTGACTGTGGTAAAAGTCTTCACCCTCTACTAACCAACGTAGAGCAGTCTCTTCATCACGAGCCCCACAGTTGATAGTGTTATTAAGAATAGACTTGAATGTATCGACACACTGTTGCGCCCACTCAGTCTCTTCTTTCATATTC